ACCCTGTCCCACACCATCCTAGCAAACCCTATAGCTCCTACAAAAACACATGCGAATCCCACTATCGCCATTGTAGCTATTTCTAGCTCCATACCCACCTCTGCGGAAACCGCTCCAAAGAGCAGTATAAAGATAGGTATGTGTTTTTGTAGGAACTGAGAGGGGTTAGTCTTCATAGGTACTCATTCTTCCTTTAGAGCTTTAGAAGCCCATTTCTCACTATCTATAAGTTTTTCAATATAAGTAATAGCTTTACGCAGGTCATCGGCCCCACCCTTGGCTCTCCATCTACATATGTATTTTATCACATTGCCCTCAAAGAAGTCAAGCTTATTTTGCTGGATAAAATCCCAAGGTTCTATAGGTAAGTTGTTGTAGTGTTTAGGGGTAATATCGTATGGGAAAAGCGAAGCCTTAGAAGAGCCTGTCTTAGATTTTTGTTTTATTTCCTTACCATCAATTCGCTTAGTCATTTTAACTTCTTTCGTGCTTTGTTTGAACAGTTGAAGCATAGAGTAATCTTAGCTTTGGCATGTAATTTTTTACCACACTCGCATCTTATCCATGTTTTACGCCCCATAATCAGCCCCCCTTTGAAAGGTACCCTACGCATTCATCATTGTCACACTTCTCGTTACCGGCAAACTGCTGAATCTGGCGATAAACTTTATTTACTGCACTTTCCCATCTATCCTCTTGGGTTTTAGTACTTGGTTGGGCGGTAAAAATCCAATCTTTTATATACTCATCGTCAGTATTTCTTAAGTGATCACTTAGAAAATGCCACACTACGGATTCCCATTCTCTTTGACTTGCCATATCTTTCCTCCTGTGAAAAAAACCATGCTACGATGTTAGCATAACTAGTTCAAGGGTGTCAACTGCACCGGTATTTTCAAAATCCGTAAGGTATTTATTACTTATTGCTATTTATTATTTATTTAAGTATAATAGCTTAATAGCAATTAAGTAATAGACTAGAGGAATACTATGTATGAGTATAACGTTAAAGTAGTAAGAGTAATAGATGGAGATACTATAGACGTAGACATAGATTTAGGATTTAATACAGTATTAAAGAAACAGCGTATAAGACTTTATGGAATAGATACACCAGAAAGTAGAACAAGAGACAAAGAAGAGAAGGTAAGAGGGTTCTTAAGTAAAAATTACCTATTACTTAAATGCCCTATAGGAGGATATATTAAGTTAAAGAGCCACGGTGTTGGGAAATTCGGTCGGATACTCGGAGAACTTTTTGAGTATAATAAACATGAGGACACTGTGAGTATTAATCAAGAAATGTGTGATGAGGGTTATGCTGCTCCGTATTTCGGGCAGAGTAAAGAAGAAATTAAAGAGATTCACCAAGCTAATAAACTAATACTTATCCGAAAAGGATTACTTTAATGCGTAACTTTCTACCTAAACCTAAATTACCTAGCTTTAAATTACCTAGTTTTAAATTACCTAGCTTTAGAATAGCTGATTTCTTTAAAGCCCTAAAAGATTTAACACTTCTCCCTTTCAGGAGTAAGGTTATGCGTAAATTGGTATCTATTACTTTATGGGCTCCTCGAAAAATTGGGATGTTACTACGCCAAGTATGTTATGGTATTGTTGCAACTCCGGGGGCTATTGCTCGTTCTCCTCTACAGCTATACCACAAGTCTAAAATCTGGCGTGACTGGATTCTTGCGAAGGTTGATTACCTTGAGGCTGAGTCTGCGAAATGGAAACGGACATTCCAAATCGCCAAATCGCCGTACAGTATCCTCTTGAAGATGGGCTTCAGTCCGCAGTATGCAATTGGTCTGATTGCTGTCGGTTCTACCGCTGCTACCGGGGCTGTAGCTGCTGAAGCTATGAAGCCACCGTCCTTTGCTGCGGGTGATCCCGGCGTGTATAACGCCCCGCTAGACTCACCCATATTTAGTGATAAAGAATTTAATACGTTGCGCCTAGATTTAGGGACAACTCCTATCGGTGTAGTTGAAATCTCAGATATCACTGTAGGTACTGCATACACTAACTCTGCTTTGCCATCAGGCGAAACTAAGCCAGTAATAATAGGGGGTCTGCCAACGGTTGCTGACCCAGCGTTCACAGAGACGTATCTGGAAGTCGGACACATGACAGTTGACCGCTGGCGATGTGATACTTTGACCCTGACTAACATTGAGGCACATAATCTCATCGTCAGGGACAATGCTTCGGACGGTCAGTCAATATCGGCTGTTGCCGGTACACCTAGAGATCGTGCGATTTCTGGTGGTAACAGGGCAGACGATATGCTCACAAGTGGCGGCTACTATGACCAAGTGAAAATCACAGCAGCAACCACAGCCGTAAACGGAAAGATCGACAGGTTAATCCTAAGTAACATCTACACCAAAGGTGGAGCTTGCGTTCTAGATAGAATCAAGGCGGGTACTTTGGAAATAATACTTAACGAAGTCGGTCTTGGTAACGGTTTCGCAACTAAGGAATTTACCATAGCTACTAGCGTTATCTACAAAACCTTTGTCAATGAGGACAACGTGGAGACAACTATCGCCTCCGCTGCTACCTCACCGGGGCCGTAGGCACTGAATCTTAGTGGGTACGGAGATACTAGAGCTTACGGAGAGCATGCATAATTATGGTTTCAGCTGTACAAACATTAAAAGACAAATACTTAAAAGACCCCGACTTTATTCCTCCCGAAGGAAAATCTAAAGAAGAGGTTGTAGAGGAACTTGTAACCCAAAAAATAAAACAGGCTCGTAACAATTCTCGCGCCTTTGAGTTAATGAACAAAGAAATGGAATCCGCTGACGGCTATGCATGGGATAAAGAAGACCCCCAAAAGACTTGGGAGGATAAAAAAGGCCCCAAGTTTGAGATTGCTAAAGAGACTCCCGATCAATATGGTGACCCATCCATCTCCCATTTAAGAATAATGCATCGTCCTTTGAAAGTTTTGCCGGGGAGTGCTGACGATTATAAGGTGGATGACCCACCGGAGCTTGACTCAGATGAAATAAAAACCGGTTTAAAGCATATTAAACGTGCTAAAGGATTTTTAGAAGCTAGACCTGAGCTTGATGATGACATCGCAGATCAAGACGATGACGTTCTGCACCCATTCTTAAAATACGCTGAAGAAAACGATTTAAAAGTTGATGAACAGTATCTAGGAAACTTGATGGCAGATGTGTCCACAATTACCATGTACTTAAAATACAAACACAACATGCCACGACCTTGGCAATACGACGGAACGGACGAACCTAAAGACACGGAAACCGCCACTCCGTCGTATCCGTCAGGGCATTCCGCTCAAGCGAAGGTAGCTGCTGAAGTTTTAGCAGGGTCTTACCCGGAACATAAACAGCAATTTGAAGATATCGGTGGCGGTGTAGGCTTGAATCGTATCATGGCTGGGTGGCATTTCCCTGTAGATCATTCTTCGGGTAGGGACTTAGCCGATCAAATCTTAGAAAAATTACCTAAAAATGCGGACATGTTTTTAAAGAAGTCGGGTCTTATTGAAGATGATTACATGGCAGCTATAAAATCAGTCATGGAAAAACACGCTGATGATTTCAACATCCCTACAAATATGTTTAAGTCCTTGCTTAGTAAGGGGAGAGAAGAAATTGAGGACGTTGCACAAGCTTTGAAGGATGAAGGTATTTTTTCTACTCCGGGAAATGCACGGCAGTGGTTGAAGGACACCGGCGTAAAAATGGAATCGTCGGTCGATGAGGTAAACGAGATAGCAAATAATTGGAGATCGTATCATCAGTCATTAGAGGGTAGTGACCGTAAACCAATTAAGATGGGTCGGACGGATAAAAATCTACACCTACCGGCTTATGAAGCACATATCAAACCAGAGGATGCCCCTGCTGCCTCTACTGCCCCTACTGCCGCACTTACCGCACCTGCCGACACTGCTTCCACTGCCGCACCTGTAGATACTGAAGATAAACGAACACCGGAGCAACGAGCCATAGACCGTCGGGCGAAGTCGGGAATCGACGAGGGGGAGTATCAGCAAGCTAGACGAGAAAAAGAAGCGCTTCTGAGGGAACGGGGTAGAGATGTTAAATCTACGCCACCAGAAGAAAGAGCTTCCCAGCGTGACGTTGAAGAAGCAAAAAAGCAAGGAGTGGCTTTTGACACCGACCTTAAAGGAACGGTTACGATAGCAGATACAGAAGATAACAAAGTTATTTTGAACGGAATTTTCTCACGCAATCTTGATCAAGCTACAAGAGATATGCGCTCAAAGTCCTTACCAACTCAAGAACTGATACGTGAGCAGGAAGAAAAATACCCTGATATAAAAGGTGACCAACGATGGAAAGATGTGGTAGAAATCGCCCAGAAAGAACGGGAGCGTAGGCGGGATGCTTACGAAGTGTACCAACTTCATAAAGACCCTGTGCAGTCTGCGGAAGAGTCCAAAGGTGCTCAATTTCAAGAACGTGGGGGCAATCTTAAGATGCCTGAAGATGGTGCTATGGAAGGTGAGGGTACTGTAGTTGACAGAGAACATCCGGAGGCAGTTCACATTCCGGGTACCGGCAAAGAAACCCGATCACAGCCAGCGGCAAAAAAGGCTATAGAAGCTTTCGGAGAGGCTAGTGAATCTGAACAAGAACGACTGTATTTAGAAGCAGTTAAAGATGTTCCTGACGTTATTCATGTTAATACTAATCTTCATAATTCTCTAGATGTAGACCCTAAATGGAAACTAACTGATGCATCCGTTGACCCCGATCTAAGCAATCTAGAATCAGTAAATAGCATATGGGATCGTCTGGGAGTGGAGGGTTTCAGACCTGAAACTGTTGCAGCACAACGGGC